GGGAGTGGCTAATCAATCATTGGGTCATGCCAACGCCTGCGGAATTGATCGCAGAAGAACTTATACACGCACAGCGCACCAAACTACGCCATCAATCGGCTATGGAGTACCACACCGCCATCGTTGCCTATAACGTGGCGCGCATAAAACGCTTGGAACAATTGACCGCAAAGCAGGAGGTGGTGGAATGAAACTAGCAGCAGGAAACCCAAATTTCATGCGTGAAAACCGAACAGCCACATTAGGGGCGTTTGCACGGCCCGAAAAAACCACTTATAAGTATGGTCAAAATGGCGGCTTTGTGCCGATGGTACGCACCGCTGACATGGCAACACCAAGGACTTTCAATCACATGAAGGACGGACAGTTGTATGTGCCTGAGCGCACTGAGCCAGCGAGAGCTGGGTCAATGGATGCGTCAAGGATTCAGAGCAGGGGGTATCCGACATGATTTCACAATTCCACAGAAACCAATTGAAAGACTTGGTGCGCCCAAGAATTAACGGGGCTTATCAGGGAACGATAAACGTCAAACTTGACGAGTACATTGAACGTCTGAAAGAGCAATGCCACGGGCATTTCCACAAAGACATTGTTTCATTGCGAAGCAGGACGTTCTTTGACGAGCCAGTGCGATTGGCTGGTCATGCGCCTATACCGATGGCGGGGTTTATCAAGCCAGTTAAGGGGTGGTAGATGCTGACAATTGCGGAGCAGAAAACAATTTTGCTGATGGCTAAGAAATTAGCCAAGGCATACCACGACGACAAGACCTTTGCCAAGCGCATGGGTCAACGCTTCAACAGCAAAACCAAGGCCATACAACAAGCCCAAAACAATTTGGCAGACTACTTGAAGGAGGCGGGGTGAATCGCACCGAAAAGACCATTGCGCTCCTCAAGATCAAGCCGCTTACAACGAGGCAAATCAGCGAAATCATCCACTGCGGGATGCGCGGGACCTTGGGCATTGTCGGCAAGCTGCGTAAGCAAAGCCTGATTCATATTTGCGGGTACAAACGGCAGAGACAGGGCATTGCAGCGATGTGGCGTTACGGGATAGGCGTTGATGCTGTCAAGCCGCCGCCAGTGCCTTGCGCGGAGAGATCACGCAAGTGCAGGGAGGGTCAGGGGGTGGAGGAACACGCCTTTGCCTTGGCGAGGCAACGTGCGAAGAAGTGGAAGATCAAACGCGACCCGTTGGTGGCCGCGTTCTTTGGGAGTAAGTGATGGATAAGTATGACAAGGCAATTGAGTTTTTAAAAAGTGTTGAACAAGGCAGTTACTTTGACGAGTGCGCCGAACTGATGCAACAATTGTTGGCTAACGTTCATGAACTTGAGCGTTCACCACAACCTTTATCAAACAAAGAAGTTGCTGCTAGAAGGGCGCAAACGTTTGGTGCTGAGTCATGGTACAAGCGTAATACTCAACGTCGATCTTGAGCCATGCTGGACGCTGAATAGCCAAGGGCTGCTAATGCTGCCGCCGGGGTATAACCTCGGCGAATAAGTTCTACTGCTTTTGGCCAATCAGCCTCACTAAAAAATCTACGCGATTCTTGAATGTCGGCCCTTGCATTGGGTAACGCAGCATCACGATTCATTTTTGCTTTAATAGCACTTCTAACGTTTTCAGATTCTCCTAAATTCAAAGCAACATTAGGAGGTAAATATGATGCTTCTTTAAGAAGACCCATTGTTGCCATTCCACTAAAAGGCTCAGTGGCTTTAAATCCCTCTGGTGTATACATTCCAACACCTGGTCCATAGCCCGATGTATTGAGAGATGGCTTCATGTTGGATGGGTAAATTTCTTGAAGTAATCCGCCCTTTTCCTTCATCAGTTTTCTGACATCAGCCGCAGTAGATTTTGAATCAAACGGGAATACAGTGGCCCCACGACTTGTTGGAGCAATTCCGTAACCAGTATCGTTTAATGCCTGAGTGAGCGCGCCCATTTGTGTACTTGTTGGCATTACGCCAGTGTATGGCTCGTCAAGTTTCATGGGGTTTGATGCCCTAGTGTCAAGCACTAATGAATTTTTACCCTTAACGCTATTCATGGTATTGGGTAAATTAAATCCAAACGCCTCATTTGCGTCGTTAAGTGCGCGGAATCGTTCTGCAAAACTCATTGTTTGCTGGGTTGGCTCGGAAAGTAATCCACCACCGCCTGTTGGAAAATCAGCAAGTACCCGCGCAATATTTACGGGCTGATGTTCTGCAATTTTGGAACCCTCTGGGAAATAGGCACCAGATGCCTGAATTGTTGGTAGTTGCCGATACCCTAGCGCACTGTAAATTGCATCTCTATTTCCGGCCCCAACAGTTCCCATATCACTTAAAGCATATTCTGGAACTGGCATATCCCACCGTCCAGTATTACCGTAAGCAATTTTTTGTTCAAACGGCGCATCTATCATTTGTGGTACATGGCCCGTGCTGGCTCCAGGTATCGCCTCATGTGTAGCAGACGCAGTTTGCTTGTAGAAATAATCTCTGGCGGTATTGTTTGCATCGCGCAATGCTTGCTTAATACCTTCTAATTTATCTCCCGCATATCGACTATTTAATCCGCGACTGTATAGGTCTTGACCTTTCCCATAAACCCAAGGAACTTCCTGAATTTGAGGACCGGCCCAGTCGGTTCTTCCACCAACTGCTGACTTGTTTGCTCTATCAACTTGCAACGCTGTTTCAGCGTCCATGAATGGGTGCATAGTCTCTGACACGCCAGCCTTCCACGGGTTACCTTGCGGATCGGTATAACCCATACCCTGGGCGCGACGGAAATCGTTTACTCCAAATAATCCTGCGTTAGGAACCCTTGGGTCATTTTTGTTAGCGTACTCACCAATCTTGAAACCCATATTTGCTGGGCGTCCTTCTGCTACAGCAGTATCCAAATTCCTCATTGGTGCGCCGCGATAGGCCATCTCTGGTGTGCCAGCAACGCGACTGTTTAAGTGCTTTAACGCAAATCCTAATTCTGATTCTGGGCTTACACCGGCTGAATAAACACCATGCTGTTCGAGTGTTCTGTTCAACTGATAGGGTTCTGAACTTTCAGCAATTCCTTGCTTGGCTCGGTCATACCATGTACCTAAACGGCTTTCATCTGCAAGTCGAACAGCAGCAACGGCATCATTAAAGTCAGCGTCTATAGAGCGGCGCATTGCACCCAATCCCTGACCGCTAGTTACAGTTCGAGGCGCACCTACATATCCTTCGGCTGTTTGCTTTAAGTGTTGACCCTGAGTTGCACTTTTAAGTACCGCCTCATCTCCTAAAGTTTCTGCCATCTGCCGATAGTAATCAGCATCTGTTTTTTGTCTTTTCCCTTTTGACTTAAATGTAGAAACCTGATCTTCTGGACTTAATCCAGCACTTTCAAGTGACATCTTTTCAACTTTTTTTGCTCTTGCCTTTTCTTGCAGTTGTTTTTGCCCCCATTTGTCAATTACTAATTGCTCTTCTGGGGTTCTAACTACAGCAGCCGCATCTCCAAGTAACCCACCGCCCTCTTTAGAGACAATCCCAGGCATCATCCCCATGCGCTGCATATAGCCCTCTGCCAACTGGCCAGCCTTGGGAGCAACGAACTTTCCGACTTCAGTAGCAGCACGTACCGCAGGTCTTGCTACTTTTGCAATTTCCATTGGCGTTAAAGGTACAAGCGCACCAGCCTGTCCAGCAACACGACCTAATGGGTTGTCTGCTGCCGGTGCTAGTGGCAGGTTCTTCAGCATGAAGTCGGTCCCGTATGGGACTTGTGTTGGCTCTTGATAGTCAACTGGACCGCCCATCATCTCTGTAGGCATTGGCGTTCTAAACATATTTGCTATATCGCTTGGAAGACCAAGCAGACCAGCCAACCGTCCACGTAAAAGATCAATAGGGACATTCGCAGCGTACTCGCGCATCTTTGGCGTGTCCTGCCTAAACTGGCCGCGCTTTAGTTTGCTGTAATCAGGCGCATAAAATTCATCAAGCAGTCCCATGTCTGTATCCTTTTTATTTAGGCTGGAGTCTGCCAGCACCGATCTGAGTAACCGCACCAGGTGCGCCAACTGCTACCTTGTAGGATAAACGCTTAATGGTGTCCTGCAACGCAGCCATCGCGCTCTCATCAACTAAAGCATTGCGTACAAGTTTAGGGTCTTGAGAAACAAGAATTCTTGCGATTTGATCTGACTGTGCATCAGTCAAGTTGCCGGTGTTCTGCCCCACCAACTTACGCAGGACTCGGTATCCCGACATGACGTTACCGCTAAGTGCGCTGGTTACCTCTTCAGGGGAGATGTTCATCCCGATGCGCTGACCTTGTTGTAGGTTTGCTGCCGTAGGAGAGCCGCCAAGAATACCAGTGGCTGCACGTTGAGAGCCAGCGGCCACGTTAACGGAATTAAGCAAGTTGTCCAACTGATCTTGGGGGAATACATTACGCAGAATCTGACCCTCTTTAAGGTCTTCATCGGCAAATCTACCCATCATGCTCTTACGCGAACCAGTGGCCATCCGAGTGCGCGTTGCGTCCATCAAGCCTGACCGATACGCTTGCTTTGCGGCAGGAGACATTGACTCGAACTCAACAGCGACCTCATCCGCGCTCTTGGTGAACGCCTTGCGTCCCTCTTGGAACGCGTCACGCGCAGACCGAGTCTGTGCAGCTGTCTGTCTAGCACCAGCCAGTGCCTTGGATGACTGGTCAAGGGAGTTGCGCAACTGCAATTCAACGTCCTTGAGGGCAGAGCCAACACCGCCAGCACCCTGGGAGAACGCCTTGTTTGCCTCGTCCTGAATACCGCGACGGACAATCTCCATGTCCTTAATGTTGGGGGTTCGGCTGTACTCAATGTTTCCGTCTTTAAATGTAAAGAACGGGGCCTTGCCTGTTGTGGCTCGGTACAGTTCATTGATCTTAGTAGCGGCCTGTGGAGCGCGTTGTAGGGCTGCTGAGAAGGCGTCAAGCATAGGCTTATCAACTATGCCGCCCTGCTCAAACGCGGCGTCGTACATGGCTTCCTCTGCCAACTTAATGTCTGCCTCGTCCATTTTGTACTGGCGCAGGATGTTCTTGTCACCCTTGGGAGACAACCCAGCGCGCATCTGTTTTATTGCTTCATCACGCATTATGTTGGGGCGTGTAGAGAGTGCCTTGCCTATGGTGGCTGACGCAGGACCGCCTTGGGTGTACATCGCACGAACCATTGACTGCAAGGTGGCGTTCTCTGCCATGATCTCGCCCTTGGCGACCCTGTCCACGATCTCGTCAGTGGTAAGCCCTGATTCTGTGGCCATGCGTTGGATTTCAGTCTCAACGGCCTTTGCGCCACGGCCACCAATAGTGCGCCTTGTAAAGTCAATGAGTTTATTAGCCACTGCGCCGCCGCCGGTGAGAAGCACAGTCCCGACTGGGCCAGCGACTCCACCGACAGCCATGCCAGGAACAATACGCGATGATCTTTCAAAGAAGTCACCCTCTCCAGTGTTAAACCCAGTCAGCCCACCTTGTAATGCTCCAACGCCAGCGGCACGAGTTAGTAAAGAAGTAAGTGCAACTGGAGCAGCAGCGCCACCAGTCAAACTGGTTGCAGCAATTGCTGGCAATATCGCACCGCCAGCCTCATACGCGAGTGCCTCGTATGGGCTGTCTTTCCTGTAAGCCTCTAACTTTGATCTGATGTCTGCAACTGCTGTGTCGTAAGGTACACCGGCCAGTGATTGAAGATACGCCTCCAACTCATCGGAACTGCCAAACGTCAGACCCTGCGCTAAGGAACGCAGCCGTTGGCTTGGAGTCTCGCCCTGTGGTGCTTGAGGTGCTGGTGCTAGTGCAGCCTGAACTGCCTGTAGTTTTGGCAGCGGGATGGCGTTGTTATTCCCCGCCTTGAGTGCTTGCAACTCTTCGATGGTAAACGTATCAAGAACTTGTTGCAGATCATTTTGGGCCATAATTTTGCTTTCGTTGTATTGCTGCATCAATAGCATTACTCATGTTTAGGCTGCCACTAAGGTCGACTTGCGACGTATAAGGCATTACTTGGTATAGTGGAGCAACCTCATCAAATCCTTTAATCTTTGATGCGTTTGCGTAAATAAACTCATGCTCTTTTATGCGTTGGTTTGCAAGTTTTTGCATTGCCGCCATACCAGTGCGAATTTCTCCTGAAGTCATTGTCTGATCTCCTGCTGCAACGCGTTTAATCAGGGCACGTTCATTTTCAGTAATAGCACCCTGACCCTTCATTCCTGCGGCGGCAGTCAACTCAGATTGCGCAAGACCCTGAACTACTTGACGTGTGTTTTGCAGAGTCTTCTCAGCATCCGGCCCAGCAATGTTCAACTGCTTGGCAACACGTAGCATTGAAGTCCTGTAATCAGCGGCTGGCCCAAGAACAGCGGTGTCAAGGGCTGGGGCAATTATGTCAATATTGCGCAATGTGTCATTTGCTGAATTTGCAGCTTCTGTGGCTTGCTGTAATCTATTTGCTCCGGCAGTTCCAGCGCCAGATGCAAAACTGCTTGGCCCAGGTGGTAACTTCACCTCAGTTTTGGGCGCAATCTGAGAACGATAGGCTCCTAATGCCGCGGTGCCCTCTGCTCCAGTTCCACCAAGTTGGCGTCCTTGTAGGTATTCAACTGCACGAATGTCAGTTGGCATTGCCTCGTAGGGTTGTGCATCAGTAACAATTCTGCGCTGTCCTTGCTTGTTGTACTGGACAACAACAGGCTTATTCCCAATCATCAGGTTCTGTGGTGCGCCATACTCTTGAGATGCAGCAATTACGTCAGTCATTGCCTTTCCAAGTTGATCTCTTGGCAGGCTCAACATCAACGCCTTTTGCGCTTGACTCAAATTGGCAAATGGATTGTCTTGTGGTTGTCCACCTTGAGCAATCTGTAATGGCTGAATCTGTGCAGGAGTTGGAAGTTGTCCAATCATATTGGCGCGAGCCACTGTAGGACCTGCTGGCATATTTGGTACTGATAGTGCCTGGTTAGACGTTATGGGCATTCCAGCAGCTGGGCTTGCAGCAACTGGCGCTCCACCAGTCATGTCGCCCATAAGCATTTTCTGCATACCTGAAAGCATATCATTTGAACGCTTGTACTCATCCAACTTCTGCTTTGTCATGATGTTGGCGATAGCACCCTGCTGCGCTTGCTGGTAACCTTGTTGCCCAGCACCGTAAGCCTCACCCAAAGCCTGGCCAATGCCGACTGGGACTGCGCTTGGACCTGATGACTTCAATAGGGACGCGGCCAAAGCCATGATCCCCTGATTGTTCATCCGTGAGCGTTGTTCAGGGGTGAGGTACTCATCGAGTCCACTGTCTCCGCTGCCAAACATATTGGAGCCGAGAAGACCACCAAAATCAAATGCTGCCATGATTCACCTCAAGCGAAAAGACCAAGAAGACCGCCGATGCCAGCACCAACGGGTCCAAACATTTGGCCACCAGCCAATGCACCGCCCAAGGCTCCTGACGCCACATTCTTGGAGTAGGGGGTGGTGGTAGACATACCAAGGTTCGGCACATTGATTCCAAGACCACCAGTGGAGACTGCCAACTTTTCTAAACCAATGTTCCGCAATGCGTCCATCTGCTGCTGCTGCAAAGCCTGACGCGCACCGCCCAAGGCCATCACGTTCTGACCGCCTTGGATATTCTGACCTCTAGCGTATTGGGCCAGGTTAGCGGCCTGACCATAATTTTGAGAACGCATATTCGCTGACAGGTCAGCGGCTTGCTTGAGAGCGGCAGCGTTAGTGAGAGCGGCCTGTACGCCTTGACGTGAACCACCAAACGCCTTCGCGCCTGTGGCTGCCTGACGATCCCTGAGATCGGCCATCTGACGGCTTGTCTCGACATCGCCCAGGCTGCGATTGATGACATCTTCCTGGTACGGGTTCATGAAGGCGTTAATGTCTTGCCCACTGAACGGGGTCAGGGACTGGTTAACGACTTGCTGCTCGCCTGCCATGTACATCGGGTTGAAGTCAGCAAACTCACGCACTGGGAGTGCGCCTGCGACTGACTTAGCCTGACCCAAGTTTTCAAGGTACGCAGCCTTCAATTGCGGGTCGATAGCTTGTGTTTGTGTTGTAGAACCGCCTTTTGACATATTCGTATCTCCTATGCTTCGAGCAAACCGCGAAGTTTGCCCTTTGAAATTTTTCCTGCATTGATGGCATTCATCAACTCGATGCCGTACTTTCCGACGGACTTTGCGTTGATGACGAACTCGCCGTCATCCAATCCACCGTAGCCGTCATCAGGACCCATTGGGTTTGGACCGTGCAAACGATTCTTTGTGACCTTGCCGCCTTTATTGAACATACTTCCATCAATTCCTCCATCTGGTGTCATGCCATAGCCGCCGCCAACATCACTGGCTTGGGGTCCCGCATTTGGCTCACCCATACCACTACTAGATTCTCGTCCATCGTATGACTGCTGACCTTGCGCTGTTGCAGGGTCTACACTCATCGGGTTTGCTGCAATACCTGCGCCTGTTGCTGAGGTTACTCCGTAACCGCCGCTACCAACAGGGGTTCCGTAACCTCCACCGCCATAAGTTGGGTCTGCTGCAACCAATTCAGCAAGCCGTGCTTGGTTTGCTTTTGCTTCGTTAACGGTAGCGGAAGGCAGCATTGCTTGAGCAGCCATGTTCGCTAGAAAACCACCCGGCAAGAAACCGCCAAGTGCGTTACCGTAGGCATCGAGAGCCAATGCTAGGTTAGCGCCAAAAGTTGATGGTCCTCTGCCAGCCATTGGACTTTCGCTTACGAATCCGTCGTTAAAGTCTCTATCACCACCGCCAAGATTGGCGTTGGCCAACTGCTTCTGGCGTAGCAGCAACTCATCGTAGTAACTTGATGGTGCAGCCGACACTGCTGTCGGCATTACGTTGTAGCCACCCGTATAAGATGATGGTTTCATGGCCTGCTTGAGGCGCATTAACTCCATAATCAAAGAATACTTATCGCTGCCCGATATGGGACTTTGTTGACCGCCACCTAGACTCATATCAATTCCTTGCTCAAAATGAACCACCTCGGTTCGTAACCTTCGTCCTTTAAGAACGTCTTCTGCCAACCCTGACGGCCAGCAAGAGATACTCGACTGCAACCCACCAGCTTTCCCCAAGCCTCGATGTGTGGTCGCATCTGCTTGAGTTCATCTAGGTCGCCGCCAGCAAGGAAGAAGTGCAAGTCCTTGAGTTGCGGGTAGACAATGATCTCAGTAATCACTGCGGATTGAGTGCCAGGCCAGAACTGAAATCTGTTGCTTGCCACGCCTTCCGCAATATCCTCAATTGTGTGTGTCCCTCCTGAGTATTCTAAAGCCGCTTCGATGTGTTTGCGCAGCGCCCCAAAATCCTCCATCAGCGTTTACCTGCCGCTGCCGTCTCCAACCGCATAACGCCCACACGCCAATCCTCCAAAACATTACCTGTAACTTTCATCTTGACTGATCGCCCCGAAAACCTTGCGTCGGTAGGCGCGTTGGCAGAGTACGGCCCGTAGGTGCTTTCCGCTGACGTTGGGTACATTCTTGCGGTAAACGATATGGCCACCTCGCCCAGTGTCTGCTCGTCGGGTATGACGGACTTAACGTGCATGATGTTGTCGCCGTTGCCAATTTCAATCGGCCCTGATGTCGCGTAAGGGTTGACAGAGTCGTAAGTAAACCCTGTCTCATGATCGTAGATGTAAGACGTTGTGCTTGCCATGATGGGGTTGGCAAATACACCCCTGTCAGTTCCCGCAGTACGCGCCATCTCACCTATTGACCAGTGACCTTCGCGGTAGTTGTACGTGACGTACCTGTCGTTCTCGTTAGACGCACCCGAAGGGTACAGCCAAGTCACCTCGCCAAACGAAGAGTTGTGTACGGCGTAGACCTTTGAGGCTTGGTTGAGATTGATGCTGCTGAAGATGAAGTCGGACACGTCGCAGTTTATGGGCTTGACAAAACCATCGTACTGCCAAAATCCTGATTTCGACATCCACATCGCCGCCGTGTCAATCGCCGCAATGGACTGCGCAGATATAACTCCGCACCCTGAGCCAGCCTTCTCAAATGAGTAAACGTAGGGCAGTCCAATGTAGTTTGCGATATGCACGTCCACATCTGTAAACAACAGGTTTACACCGCGCACACGTTTACCAGCCTTCAGCGAACCAACTGTGGCCAACTCGAAGTCACCGGCTTGATTAGTTGATGCGGCAGTCCATTGTGTGTTGTCCTCTTGGTCACACCATGCAACCTTACGGGCATTGCCTCCAGCGCCGAGCGCGAACATGATGCGCTCTGATGTGACGAGGACTGCTGCGCAGCTCGTTGGGGCGTTTGTGATAACCGCAGCGACTGTGGGCGTTGCGAAGCCCAACTGCCACTCGTAGATTTTCCCGTCAGTATCCGAGCAGGCAACCAAATACTCGCCCCATGTGTCAAGGCTCCACGTCGTTGCAGGCAGTATCGAGCCGACGTCAGGACGTGCGGTTCCGTAAGTAAAGTTTCCGTAGGTGTTGTACCCGTAGCCTGTCGCGCTCACAGCACTCGCCCGACCCGTTGTGAACCCTACTGGCGTGATGTCTTTGATGACGCTGTTTTGGCTCATCGCGTAGAGTTTGGTATGCGTACCAGCCGCCAGGTATCGGCTCCCGTCGTTCACCCTCCACGCCAGCAGTCCGCGACACATACCATTGAGTTGAGTCGCAGACCGGCTGCTCCAGCCGCCAATGGGTCGGAGGGTGTTCTCGTACCAGCGCACGAGGTTTGAGTCGTACCAACGTCCCGCAGCCTGGTACTCAGTACCGTTACGGTAAACGCCTGGGGGGATTTTGAGTGGTATGAGTGCCATAACGAGATTATGCTGTTTCTGTAGACAAATTGGAGACGAACGACATGGTGGCAATCACCGAAGGGGCTGCCGGTCTAGTCGGGGAGGTTCCAGCCGCAAAGGTTTCAATGGTCACCGCAACGTCGCTTGTCCTCCAAACGATCTGCATATAGTCATTTGCGGCTAGGTTTTGAAAGAAATTAAGGGCAACGATTCCATGAGATGGGTCGCCTGAAGACTTTCTTGCTGGCATACCAAACCTGCTGTTTGATTTGGCAATGTCTGTACCATTCTTCCTAAACCAAAGGTCAACATCTTGAGAACTGTTCGTTGTATTCTTTAATTGGATGCTGAACTGAAGGTTGTACAGTCCTGGCTGGGCCACGTTAAGTCTTGACGAGTTTGACAATGTCACCCCGTTGCTGAAGTCTGTAGTGTCAAACGTCACTGGGTAGGCTGTGGTGGTGTTTGCCGCCGTCTGATTTGTACCGTCCTGAAACGCGCCGTAGGGAATGTTGATGTATCTCCCACCCCTTGGTCCGAACAGCGCGGCAATGATGCTTGTGACGCGTTGGAAGTACCCTCCAATGTTGGCAAAGGTCTGACTAAAGTATCTCTGCTCGTACTCAGGACCAGGCGTACCCGTGTTGGGTACTGCCGGTGTCGTGATCTGACCTGTGTAGTTTGTGGCCATTATGCAAACTGACGTGTGCCAGCCTTGTCAATAATCAGCGCAGACTTACGCGGTGTGGCCATGACTGTGTTGGGGATGCTGATATGCGTCCATCGATCAAACTCACGGATCACTTGGTCGTAGCCAATGTCAGAGGCGATAATGTAGCGCACCACCTCGTCGGGTGTCATACCGGGTACTCTTATGTCAGCAGCGCAGCCGTGACGATGCTGGCTAGAGTCTTTGCTACCCACTGCGTCATTGACCTGTTTACATCGGAATGCGCTGTTAATCATTACGGGTTTGCCGCCAATGGCCTCTTTGACCTGCTCCAGCAGTTGCGCCAAGCGTTGCAGGTTGCTGATTTCCTCTTGGGTCGGGCTGTTGTCAAACTCCCTGTGGTCTGTTACGGTCAATTCCGCAAGTGTGAAGTGTGGGCTTAGATGCGTCATTTCTTGGCCCTCATTTCCATAATCTTCTCCAGGGTGCGACCGCCAAAATAGGCAGACATAACCAACATTCCCCATTGACCAAGCAGTTCAACATAGGATGCCTGTGCGTTGTAACCAAAGGCGCTCATCATGGCAAACACAAAATAGCCCACAAAGATAGCAACCAAGGCCATAGGTCGAATGTTTTTAGACAGCCAAGAATCGGATGACATATCCGCATCCCATCGTTCAGATACGCCAGCTTGCTCGGTTTTGTAAAGGTCAGTCTCGTTAGCCATCTTCGCCAGTTCACCGCTTTGGGCAAGTGTGGCAAGTTCAAGCTGCGCCCGTGCTTTGGCTTCGGGATCGGGAATAAGTTTGTCGATTAGCTTGCCGCCGACTGCTAGTAGTCCAGTAATATCAAACATCAGAATTTCCCTTTCATTTCGATTACACCCCAAGCCACCAGCGTAAAGATGGCTGCTGCAACAAGTATTACCAATCCCATTGTCACCGCTTCGTCTATTTCCTGCTTGCGGTTTTTAGCCGCTTTAGCGTCCAATATCTCTTGCGTCCTGCGCCGCTGCACTATGCTGTTGCGCTCCTGCACAATCTGCTGCCACAACGCTGACTGACCCTGATTGATGAAGTGCCACTTCAACTCTTCCTCGGCTTTGTTTAGCTCATGCAGTTGCATGACCGTTGACATCGCCTGACTCGTATCGCTGCTGTACTTTTTCTTAGGGTCTTTTGCCGCTGCCTTTGCTACCGTTTCCTTTGCATCAAAAAACTTCATCACGTCATTCGTGATGCCCTGCACATCCTTGCCCATTTTTATGGCAGCTTGGATACCCTTAATTGCTCCTTGAGCTACAGCAAAAGCGGTTAGGGGATCAATCATGGCGCTCTTTCTTGACTACCTCCAGAACCCAGCGGCACACCCTCCCGTCTTTGTCTAAGAATTCGTTAGCCCCATACTTCTCGCTTGGCAAAACGACACGGCACACCAGCACGATTTTTTGTTCCGTGTTGGGCCAAGGTACTTGTGCGGACGCAACATCAATCACTTGAACCCATGATTCTTTGCAAAGTCAAATATGAGGTAGGCCAGACCTGCAAGAGCAGCCCAAACTAATCCACCCAAGGTTTTCTCGATGATGGCCTGCCGCAACTTAATTGACTGCTCCTGCCTTTCTATTGCGAGTTTGACCCAGCGAACCTCCTCGTCCGACAGAATTGACGCTGCTTTAATCGCCTCGGCAATGTCGTCAACAAGTTCAGCGCGTTCAGACGGACTCATTTTTATACCTTATATTCTTTTGACTCAATCGTTTTGTAAAAACCCACCTTGGGCCGAGAGGCTTTTAGTGAGGGGTCATTCATTGTAAATGCACTGCCAATTTTTGTGCGGGCAAGTGTCAACATATCTACAAACACACCCTTGGCGTAGGTAATCTCTGGGGAGTGTATCCATTGGTGCTGCACCCCGTTTACACCCAACGCAGGTTTCCCTGTGTTAAACAGATTCCTAATATCCATAACGTGCGGTGGGTACAGGTACATAGCCACATCAGGAGTGGCCTTGTTTTCAGTGGCTACTTTTTTCGCAATCTGTGTCTGTTTAATTACTAACTTAGGCATGTCAGGAGTCCAGTAAAAAAACTCGTGGTGTTGGTATTTTTTAAGTTTTTCAGAAGTCTCTGTTGATTCCGCTGACTCAAACACAAAGGTAGTCACCCAGTCTTGAAACGCAAAGCTAAAACTATTGCCTTGTTTCTTAACAATGGGCCTATCAATCCCTTGTATGTGCGCCACCCGTTTACCTGCATCGTACAAAGCACTCCAGTCCGGGTCTGTGACTGCCATAGCAACTCTGGCAACCGAAGTGGGAGTTAGGAAGTTAAGTTTGTAAAACTGCGCGGCGTATCCACTGTTTCTTAGCAGGGCATCTAAGGCATCTTCTAAATAGATTGTCCTAACTTTAATGTTTTTGCCGCCAACGTATTTGCGCAAGTGCGGAAGCGCTGCAAACTCTAACTCGGAATACAGGTTGTCAGCCGGTTTTACCGCCTGCGGGTTGTGTACATGACACCTTGGCTTAAACATGACAATTTCGTCTAAGTGAATGTTGTTATCAATAAATGCGTGAAGCACGTTAGTGCTATCTACTCCGCCGCTAAAAAACAAAGAAACATAATCGTAGCTGTCCCTAAGTTGCTGTGCCCTTTGCCTATACAGGTCATCTACACTTTCGTCTATCGGTATAGACCAATCAAAACAAGAGAACACCGCATCATTAAAATCCCACGTCACAGGCTGGTTAGTTTGCGTAGCAAGTACCAGTGCATCGTACTTATTTACAAACCGAAGGCCACCAACACAATACTCACCAAGTTTTGCAACCACTTCACTGCTTCAAAAACTGCTGCTTAAAACCATCAAAGACTACCGCCGCCTCTTTTGCTGGCATATAGTTCGGCTTATACCCCGCTACATGAAGTGCATCAATCACGCTTGCTGCCGCTTGCACTTTACCCATCTTAGTTGCAAACTCAGCAATGTCTTGGCTACTGTTCTTACCCGAAACAGATACCCCAAATACATTTTTAATCTTTGTTGCAGCAGGGTAAACCGCGCTTAGGTCAGTCCCCGGCACTTGGTCAGGCGTGTTTATGCGTCCTAGGCTCTTTAATTTACCAGCAGCTATCAAAGGCAACAGCCCGGCACCATCTACATATAAATCCAACGAGCCGTCAGCCAGCGCAGGTGCAGCCTCAATGGACGCTTTATGCCTAACCCAAATAACCTTCGCATCTTTTAGCACCGCAGATGCGATTGTTTTTATCCCGAAAGAATGGTATCCAACAGTTATCTCCCGTCCCTGATGTAAAAATCCGGGTAGTGTGCTGAACTTATTGTCATTTCCTGTTACAAAGACAACACCAGAAGTAGCCAGCACAGCCACATTTTTCAGGTCGTCAAACGCATCATCGTTGCCGGGGTACACGGTTCTGTTTACAACATGATCTGAAACACCTGCTCCACATAAGACAGAAAAGGCAGGCTCGGCTTGCATGGCTTTCATCGCCAACATACCCGTAGCGCCTGTCTTGATTACGACTTGAGACTCTGTTCCGTAAGCCTTGTCGTACTCAAAAAATAAATTCTTGCATATAGCGAGACTACCGGGGTACGCCGTGTACACCACTATTTTGTTAGGTAGCCCTGCATAGCTGTTTAAGCCAACCACCAACAGTAGTGCGCCAATAATTTTCTTAAATAGCATTAGGCGTACCTTCCACTACAACCTCAACGCCTAACAACGGCGTAATACCAGCAAGCGATGTATCCACGCTGGGGTTCAACACATCTTCTTGGGTATGTAACCAAACAGTCGGAGAACGGTCAGCAATAAACTCATGCAGAGCCGCGCCCGTTGGGGCTGGCACAGGCAAATCAAAAGAGTAGTCGGTTCGGCAGCGCCGAATAACGCCATCTAAAACGTCGGTTGCAAGCATTGCTTCCGTCACTACGTCTGTGTAATAGCGCACAACGATTGAGTGTTGTGCTGCATCTGCTTCAATAATTTTGTACTTAATCATGATGATGTTCCATTCCTTGTACCTGTTGCTATCCATGTCACGTTTGCATCGCCTTGTATGTAGGCTCCAATAGACCCTGCGGAACCAGCAGCCCCCGTTGCCCCTGTCGAGCCAGCAGCACCACCAGCACCACCAGCACCGCCACTGCTAGACCCTGCGCCGCCAGTGTTACCCGCAGCGCCAGAGCCACCACCAGCACCGCCGCCTCCAGCAAAAGAGCCGGGAGCACCACCAGCAAAAGGCCCACCACCAGCTACGCTGTAACCAGCACCACCAGCGCCACCGTAGGTTTGGATAATAGTGGGGTCTTTGCCTCCGCTATTAAAGTATCCACCACCGCCACCACCACCACCGCCGCCTCCAGCAAAAGAGCCGGGAGCACCACCAGCAAAAGGCCCACCACCAGCTACGCTGTAACCAGCACCACCAGCGCCACCGTAGGTTTGAATAATAGTGGGGTCTTTGCCTCCGCTATTAAAGTATCCACCACCACCGCCACCACCGCCGCCGCCAGAGCGCGTTCCGGGAGAGCCACCTGCTCCACCTGCTCCTGCGGAGCCTGCCGTACCACCCGACAAAGTAGCAAGGTTGTTAATAGATACTGGAACAGACGCAAGAATTGCAAGACCGCCTGTACCACCATTACCACCAATACCTCCAGTGCCACCGTTGCCCGCACCGCCGCCAGCACTGCCAGAACTACCAGCACCCGTGCTGTAACCTCCAGCACCGCCACCGCCAGCAGACCCGTTTGAGCCAGTAGAGCCGGTAGAGCCAGTAGAACCCGTAGCGCCTGTGTACCCTTGAACCAAGCCGTTGTTTACTAACGTGACACCGCCGGGGAAGGAGCCATCTATGGTTAAAGCAGTGCTAGACCCTGTGCCGCTAATTGTGTTTGAAACCGGGATGGTCGCAATAACTTTAGCTACACCACCCCAACCTGCCGCTAACGCTTGTGTACGCAGATTTAA